CTACTAGATGCCAAATAAAGTTTAGAGTACAACCTAATTCAATAGGAAGCATAGGTTCAGCATGGTTTAACACAGCTCTGTTAGTTAAAGGTTCAACAGCCCAGCAAATATCAGACCCACATCAAGAGTTATCTATAATCGATGCAGAGGCATGGGGCCCAAATGCTACGATCGTAAGAAGTCTTAATGGCTCAAGTGATTATATGTATTGCGGCAATCATAGTAATATAGATATAATAACTGTTACACCGCAGAGACCCCTTGCTGTATTTAGTACTTTTAGGGCAGATGGGGGAGTGGGGTATATAATTTGTAAAAATAATTCTGCAGCTACAGATATACAATACGCTATCCAGTTTGGCTTTAATGGTTCATTGAGAATTGATGTATATTTAAATGGGGCAGATAGACTACAGTCTCCTGAAAATTCTATAATTAAGGGTAAATGGTATTTTGCAGGGTTCGTATGGGATGGCATTAGTATAAAGTTGTATATCAATAATAATTTAGTAGCCACTGTTGCTTATTCAGATATACTTATATCGCGCCCAAACTTTAGACTGGGCTGCAGAGGGAGCAACAGTGTGTTTTTTAAAGGCTTGTTAGGACCACAGTTTATAACTTATGGAGCAACCTTGTTTGATGTAAAAACGTGGGCAGATAAAGTTAAACTATTACAAAAATATGGTATAGCCTAACGGCTGAGAGGATGGCAGTATGATAAATTATACAGTTAATTGCCAATTAGTAATTTTGGATGTTGCAAAAGCCGAGGAATTAAATAATTATCTTGCAACAAAAATGCCACTAAATATTGATAACCTAGGAAGATCTATGTTGTGGATGTGGGACTACTATCAGTCAGGTGATATACCAATAGGTAAACAAATGGGATTTTGGGAAACTGTTGTATCTCAATCTGAGAGGGACGAAATTTGGGAAACAATTAAGACCTATAAGCAATATTGTTTATTAGGTGATAACATAGAAGCCCAAATCATCCAGAAGTTCGACACTGGTAGCCCTACTTTCGGTAGTCCGCTGTATAACATAGTGTTCGATAAATGGGGTATGGATTGTTAGAATAGAGAAGGGAGTATTTTACATGGATAAAAATATTAAATATGTAATAAAGAGACTTGTAAATATCGCAAACGACTATGTTGAAAATGAATCTGTGAGAATTGATGATGCAGAAGAAATCAATTCTGTTTTGAAGTCACTTGGGTTTGATGTAGAAATAAAAATAGAAGAGTAGATGGGGTATGGATTGTTGAGGTGATTAAACTAATGGCAACTAAATTAATAACAGCATTAGCAACTGAACCGATAACACTGGCAGATGTAAAATTGCATCTTAAGTTAGACTCCACAGATCTGGCAACCGACATAACAACAGAACAAAGTATCGTTCCAGGCAGTAAAGTCCCTGGCACTATAAACGGTACCGGTATTGACATTCTGGGCTATATGGCACTTGCAAACATAGATTGCGGGACTAATTTAGCGACCGGTACTATAGACGCAAAAATACAAGATTCAGAGGATAACTTAACCTTTGCCGACTGGTCAGGCGGATCTTTTACACAAGTTACAACCGCAAATGACAACGCTTTGTATGAAAAAGCCTACACAGGTTCAAAGCGTTATATTCGAATTGTGGCCACCGTCGCAAATGCGGCTTGTGAATTTGCGGCATCGGTCATTAAAAAGGGTTTTGAGACAGCAGAGGACACTTTGTTTACTCGATGGATAACCACGGCCAGAGAATACGGTGAGATGTACACGCGAAGGGCATTTGGAACGCAGACGTGGGAATTATCCTCAGATGATTTTCCGTGTGAATCTTACATTGAACTACCAAAAGCTCCGTTGCAAAGCATTACAAGCATCAAGTACACTAATTCCGACAACGTAGAGGCAACAATGTCAAGCGCTGACTATGTTGTTGATATCAGAAATGAACCGGGGAAGATAGTATTAGGGTATAGCAAGACATGGCCTAGTTTTACACCACAGGTTGTCAATGCAGTGGTAATTCGGTTTGTATGCGGATATGACGGAACGACAAACATTATTCCGAAAAGTTTAATTGACGCCATGTTGTTTCATGTTGGGCTATTAAATAAATACAGGGATGCTGGCATACCAAAAGAGGATATGGATGCATTGAACCGTATTTATTACCCCGACCGAATACATACGTTTTAGGAGGCGGAAGAGACTTGAAAAACATAATAATGCTTGAAGAAATGCAAACACCTACCGAGGTGCTCGAAAAAGACAAAGAGTATCCCGGTAATATTTTGCCCGAATCTACGGTAAAAGAGTGGGTACGAATGGGCTTATGCAAATATGCTCCGGAAGGAGTTGAGGTTTATGATATCAGCAGGAGACTTGACAAAAAGGATAACGATACAAGTAAACACACCAGTAAGGCAGGCCGACGGAAGCAGACTCCCGGTCTGGACAAATCTTAAACCTGTTTGGTCTAGATTTATAACCGAAGGCGGGAAGGAGTTTTACGCCGCCCAGAAACTCAATGCCGAGGTCACGGCAGTAATACAGATAAGATATTTTCCGGGGCTTACCACAAAACACCGGATATTATACAGGACTAGGGTATTCGATATTCTATTCCACAACAACGTCGGTGAGCGCAACGAAGAATATCTTATCTCCGCGAAAGAGGTGGTTTGATGGAGTTTCACGAGGCTTTTACAACTTACCTCAACACTTACGCCGGATTAACAGCTTTAGTGGGCGATAAAATTTCACCAGACTTCATATCGCAGGACGAGGATGCACCCGCGATTGTTTACCAATTTATTTCAGAAGTAGTGAATTACAATTTAGATGGCGAACAAAATCTTAAAGAAGTAACCTATCAGTTTAGGTGCTACGGATATACACAAGCCGAATCTTATTCGGTATTAAAACAGCTGAGATCAGCATTTAAGAATTATCAGGGCTTAATGTCAACGTACTACGTTCAGTCAATTCAGATTGTAGCTAGATTGCCAAAATATTTTGATTCTATAACCGGACGGCATAGCTACGACATAGATTATAAATTTATTTACACAGAATAGGAGCGTGATAGATTATGAGTAATGCAACAAACGGCTTTGGCGCAAGCATTACAAGAGATGGAAATACAATTGCTGAACTCACAAGCATAGGCGGCGTGAGCATAAAAAGAGATATGATTGACGTTACAACTCACCAATCACCGAGCGGATACGAAGAAGTGCTGCCAGGAATAATCAGGACAGGAAATGTACCGCTTGAGGGTAATTTTTATCCTGGAGATGCAAGTGGTCAAATTGGATTACAATCCGATTTGGATGCTGGTACGTTACAATCTTTTGTTACCTCGCTTCCTGGCTCAACAGGAACTACATTGATATTTACAGCTTACGTCGAAGAGTTTAGTGTTGGAAAAGCTGACGTAAATGGAATAATACCATTTTCGGCAAGCTTGAAGATATCTGGGAAACCTACGCTTGGAATAACCGCAAGTAATAACCTCAGCAACCTTGTGGCTAGTGCAGGAACATTTGTACCGGTGTTTGCAGCTGCGACATACAACTATGTCCTTGATGTTATAACAGGCACAACAAGCATTACACTTACTCCGACGTTTGCAGCTGGGACATGTACAATCACCTGCGGAAGTTCGAGCCAAAATGTTGCAACAACAGTGGCATCCTCTGCAATAACTTTGGGGGCGGCGGGAACAATGACAGATATAACGGTATCAGTCAAAGAAACTGGAAAAACTGCAAAAACATATACAATACATGTTGCTAGAGCAGCGACATAAGGAGTGATGCGATATGGGAATACCTATTGGATATATAGATATAGATAGGCCGAGAACAATTAAATATAGCTATACTAGCATGTTAATGGCTCAGGAGCTTACGGGAAAAACGGCCTTGCAAATAGTTACAGCCTCATCGATGTTTGATCTTGATGTCATAGCTAAACTATTGTGCGTTGGATCGATGCATGAAGACAAAGATATGACGGTAAAAAAGGCTATAGCAATAATTGAAGAAAAAATGGAAAGTGATCTTGGAATTATAGTAAAGATTGCCAAAGTAGTCACAGACATATTTACTGAAACTACAGGGGCGTTTTTGAAATCCGAGGAAGTCACAGACCCAAACGCCAAAACGGCAGCGAACAATGGAACTTAAAAAAAGAGGTTGATGAGTTCGCTAAAATCGCTGTCGGTCAAATGGGAATGACGTTTGATACTTTTATGAATATGTCACCATGGGAATTTAGGATCAAGCTTGACGCCCACATCAAAGAACTAAAAGTAAAGAATAATTCAATAATTGTACAGTCATGGTTAACAGCTTACCTAATAAGATGTTCGATTGTGTCGGCGTTTAACAAAGAGGCAAAGTTCCCGGAGCTTAGCAAGTTGCTAAATCCAGATGAACCAAAAAAAGAACAAACACCCGAACAGATGGAAGAGGCAATGCGAAGTATCTGCATTGCATTCGGGGGCCAAATAATAGAAGTGGAGGGCTAACAACCCTCTGCTTTTTGATTGGAGTTGATAAAATGGCGTCAGATAATTACAATGCCAGAAGGACCAGAATTGATGTTGAAGGTGAGGCAGAAATAAAAAGAATACTGCAGAGTATTGGCATAGCTGCAAACGATATTTTAGATGAAGCTGCTATGGCGGGTGCGGATATAGTCCTCGAAGATGCGATTGAAAATTGTCCGGTGGACGCAGACATAGAAAACGGAGAGCCACCGGGTACGCTCAAAAGTGCAATAAAATTAAGAAAGCCGCGCAAAAACAATACAAAACTTAAGAAGACATCAAGCGCAGGCGTATATATAGATTCTAGGATTGCACCTTATGGCACGAGTGTTGAGCTTGGGCACAAGATTGTAAACAAGGATGGTGAAGTAGTAGGAAGGGCTGAGGCAGTTCCTTTCCTTCGAAATTCCGTGGACAACAACAAAAGCGATATACCAAAAGCGGTGACCGACACTATAGGTGCTGCCATAGATGAAGTTATGAGGTGATGGCATGGGCTCGGTAATTAGAAACTTATTAGTAAGAGTAAGCGCTGACGTATCGGACATACAGCGCAGAATGCAGGACGCTGAGGGAAGTATATCCCGAACCATAGGCGGTATGAAAAAGGCTCTTGCAGCCTCCGCTGTTGTGGCGGGCATAACTGCAATCGGCAAAGCCATGTTTGATCTTGCAATGCAAACCGCAGAATATGCAGACGAAATTGGCATGATGGCAGATAGAACAAACTTTTCCTTGAAATCGTTGCAGGAGCTGAAATATGTCACTAATCAACTCGATACTGATTTCGGCTCAATCCAGACAAGTGTAAAAGTTTTCAATAATACACTCAAATCCGTTGTGTCTGGTTCTGGCGACGCAAGTAAGGCTATGGAATTACTGTTCGGGAAAAAGCTTAAAGTTGATGACATGAAAGACGTTGAGAAGGTTTACTTTGACGTTATTGAAAAGCTGTCTCTTGTCAAGGAAGAAACAAAGCAAGCTATGTTGGCCTCGATGATTTTCGGCAAACAATACCAAGAAATACTTCCGATCATCCAAGCCGGCGGTGATGAGATTAACAGGCTCAGAAATGAAGCCAACGACCTTAATCTTGTAATGTCTGACGATGCTATTAACCAGGCTAGGGCTTTTGGCGATTCTTGGGACTCTCTTAATCAGCAATTTCAGGGCACAGCGCGCAGTATTGGGGCAGATCTTATACCCGTCATGAATGAATTGACAAGAATAATGAAAAATTCACAGCCTGCCATTGAAGCATGGTTTCATGATTTCGGAGTAGGTCTTGCTGGAATATTGGCAGAGCCCGGAACGGCATTTGCATATCCTAGAGGTGGGTTGACGCCTGAGGCTAAAAAAGTATTAGCGGACCTTGAAAAACGAAGCACCGTTAATGCTAGTGGCAAAGGAGGGGTAGGTAAATCGTTTGCGTGGGAAAATATGAACATGACAGGCGGTGCAGCGTATGCCGAAATATATAAAAACATGGCATCCTCGACAGCTACCACAACAGACGATTTAAACAATAGAGTCGAGTCCTTATGGGAAAAAATGTTTGGCGAAGGAACGAAAACATACGCAGCGCTGAATGATGGCGCAAAGGAGTTTATTGACAGCCTTAAAAGCCAGACGGATGCCTTTAAGAACTTCGTTGGAATTTTTGACAAGGCTACAACCGACCAGCCAATAAGCATGGACCGCTGGTTAAATCGGTTAAAAGGCCAAGTAAGAGCATTAACTCAGTATCAAGCCAGTATTAAAACGCTTGAGACCAAAGCAAACGCTGGTGTAATATCTCAAGGAATGTTAGCTGATTTACAAGCGTTAGGGCCAGCAGCGGCGAAGCAATTACAAGTACTGGCTGGGTCCACAAACGCAAAGCTTGCGGAGGCTGATAAATTGTATGGTCAAAAGTCAGGCATTGCTGGAAATCTTGCATTAAGCGCCGTACAAGGTCAAATGTCGGCTGAGGCTAAAGTGGTACAGATAGTAAATAATTTCAATGGCGGCGCCAAAGATGAAGAAGTTGTGCAAATTTCAGATAAGATTGCCGGCCAGATCATTAAAAAACTAAAAGCTGCAGGAGTATATTAATATCCTCTTTGCATTTCGTTGAGCAACCTTTGGCCCATTGGAGTATCAGACGGTATAAGAGTATCACCTTTACATTTAGGGCACGCATTATATTTAGTTGTTAATCTCCAGACTGAATATATTATGCCCGGAACGATGAAAAATAGCCACAAAACAACTTCTATTAAAAATGCACCTTTCATACCTCTTTCAGACTGACCATAATAACCGCAGTTTTTACAAACGTAAATTTTACTCATGATAACCTCCCAATGTTTTTACTCTATTGTATATAATTATAAATATACTAGTCAATAGGGCAGTTGTATATATTTACTAAAAAGAGTAAAATATAATTGTAAATATATAAGTACAGGAGGGCGCATATGAAAAAATTTTTATCAGGATTTATTTGTTGCTTTATATTAATGGCGAGCGTATCATTCGCAGCCAACTACACGGCTATACAAGCAGGATTCAAAATATTTGTTAACGGTGCTGAGTTCAAGCCGAGTAATCCGGCAGTTGTAATTGATGGCAGAACATACCTACCACTGAGGGCGATTGGTGATGCGCTTGGCGTGAAGGTTAATTGGAACGATGCAAAGAAACAGGTAGAAGTCGGAGAACCACCCAAAATTACACCAACGCCAGTTAAGGACGTTCAGCCGACACCAAATATAGTGCTTGGTAAAAATGAGTTTCTTTCTAGGTACAATGCGGTAGCTCCGTATGATTTTAAGATTACAGTGTTGGGTAAGGTTGGAGAGGATTTAACCAAGTCAGTACCTTATGAGGTGTGGCAGTTTAAGTTTGAGAATGTCCGTAATCAAGACATGACGTTCCAGATTAGCTCGCTTGGATGGAATCAAGGAACTACAATAACTACAGTAGGTACTTTGGGATATCCACCAATAAGCAGACGGACATTGAAACCAGGCGAATCATTTACCGGATGCGCAGCTCTAGGAATAACAGACAAAGAAAACGACGTATGGTTTTTTTATGGAGCTGGAAAAATATTGTACAAAGAATAACATTTTAAAATTATATAAAAATCGACCGTTATGCGGTCTTTTTTTATTGAAAAAATAAGGAGGGCATATGGCATTACAATTGCTTATACAGGAGTTTACAGAATTAAAAGTTTCTGAGGCAAGTACAACAACAACTACTATTAAAATAACTAATCACGGACTTGAAACTGGAGACATGATCGTAAATCAAGACAGAAGATTTGCAGGATCATTCGACCCATGTTCTAGGGTAGTAACTAAAGTTGATTCAGACACGCTTACGGTAGCAGCAATCACAGGGCAAGTTGCTGGAGACACAATTCGGCTATATAAATTCATCGACCGGACTGGATACCTTAAAACTGAAACACTCAACATATCCGACCGAATGGACAGAAGGAATAATTGCACATTTAAATTAATCCTTCCGGATAACACATACATTCCGCAGCCTGGACAGAATGTCAAGATAGTTTACGGCGGAGATATTATTTTTGGTGGTGCAATAAAAATGAATAAACTGCGCCGTATAGGTGTAGCCGGAAAGTATAAACTCGAGGCAAATGTTGACATCGAGGGCTACAATCATATACCATCAAGGCGTACAGTGCCGGCTGAATACCTAAATAAAACATCCAAGGAAATTATAAAAGATGTCCTGGATAATTACCTTTCCCAGGAAGGTATAACCTATGTCGATGGAGATCTCGGGGATGGGGCTTACTGGGACGAATACCCGGAAGACTTTGCAAATAATTGCATATCATGCTCTCAAATCTTAGATGATATGACTAGTGCCAGTGGGTATAAGTGGTACATAGATCATAGCAAAGTACTACACTTTTTTGCAGAGGACACAATAACCGATGCTGCAAATGTAATAAAAGACTCCGACGCTTTTGTAGACTACAGGAGTGTAGAAATTGAAGAAACATTAATCAACTACCGCAACAAGCAATTTATAAGGGGTGGTGGTGATGATTTTGGCGATACAATTATGATATATCAACAGTCACTAGCCGAGATTGAAAAGCGCCAAGACGTCGAAGGTGGATCTGGTGTATACGGCTCAATATTCGAAGATAGCAATATGAGCAACACCGTGGAGATTACCGCCGAAGCCGGAACCAATACAACCAATGTAAAATTTACAAGCCACACCCTTGAAACAGGAGATATGGCGGTGAATACGACACGCGGAAACGCTAAGAGAATTATAATTAAAGTAGATGCTGATAATTTCACAATGACGGGCGATGGGGTTACTGCGTTGGCTGTATTAGGTCAGACTACAGGAGATAAGATTGTGTATTATCCTGACGCAAACAATGCAGCCAGAAACAACCTTAAGAGATATGGTAAAGTTATTCCAAAGGAACTTACTTTCGAAACAGGAACGCTTGATTTTAGAGCTGGTCAGAAATTAACGGTTAACTTGGCTGAGTTTGGAATGGATCCTATTCAGGATGAATATTTTTTGATTGAGGAAGTAAACTTTTTTGCAACTTCCGCGTATGTGGGCGATGATTATGTCATTAGGGCGAATGTAAAAGCTACCTCCAGAGATGAGTCAGATTTTTCCACTCAACACACAGAAAATTGGATCGATACATTTGCGACTTTTGTGGGAGGCGGTACATCTAAAGGTAAGGGCATTAACATTGCTGTCGGTCCTAACCCTCCTAATAATCCGAAAAATAAAGATATTTGGATGAACACAAACCCGACTGTAAAGCAAAAAACTACATCAGGAACATTAACAGAAGTAGATGCAGATAGCATTATAGAAATGAGTGGAACCATAACACAGGACCTTCCTGCGCCATCTGCTGCATTGCTATATAAGTCGTTCATATTTAAAAACATGGATGCTAATACAAACACAATAGGTGGCACTGTAGACGGTTCAGTCGATCCAACACTAACGTCGCAATATCAAGTATTAAGGGTATATTGCAACGGTACCGAATGGTTAAGCTGGTAGGTGATGATGTGTTTAAGATAAAAAGAATTGAATACTACGATAGGTCAGAAGGTTGGAATAAGGCATATGAAGAATATTTTGATATAACACGCATCAAAAATATACTCGGTGCAGAAGCCTATTATCCTGTAGATGGAAATGTTAATGACTTGAGTAATGGCTATGATGGAACGCCATACAATATTACATATACATCAGAAGGCTTGTATTATTATGCTGTGTTTAATGGAATATCAAGCTACTTCGATACAGATTTACTTTCATCGTTCTTTGCAGCTAGGAATAATTATAGTATTTGCTTCTGGTTCAAACTAAACAATAATAGCAATAATAATATATTTTGTACAGACAACAATGGCAGTAAAAACGAAAACGCAACACTAATATCCGTAAGCTCAGGATATGTAGGTTATCATAGATACGCAGGATATTCGATAACCATCGGTACAGCCAATGCGTACAATGACGATAATTGGCATTTTGCTGCTATAATTTACAATGGAACCAATATGATTATAAACATTGATAATGGATTTGAAATAGTTAGCACAACAGATACTAGGAATGTTAATTCATATCATGCAACTTTTGGACGAGATTATAGCGGATATCCTAATTACCTGTATAACGGTTATTTGGATGAAATACGAATATATGACAGGGCAATAACAAATAGCGAAATAGAAACATTGTATAAAGCGTCAGGTTGGGCAAAATGTCCAGCAGAATATTATAATAGTAGTTGGAAATAATTAGTTTGCAAAAATCCATTTGCAAATAATATTATACAAAAGCAGAGTATGGCGGCACATTAAGGAACTCGAGACCCTTAATGTGTGTCAAAAAGAAGTTTACCTGATCTTCGAGCCATACTTTGCAAAGAACAAAATCGGGGCCCTGCAGGTGGGGTGTATTGTAATAGCATACACCTACATACTAAGAGAGATCGTTTCGGCGGTCTCTCTTTTGTTTACCATTTTGTTAAGCTCAACGAAATGGTTTTTACATAGTGGTTGAGTAATTAGCACAATATTTTTTATTTAGAAAGGTCGGTGTGCTATGGAAAGTGAAGTTTTAAAAAGCATGGTCCAGTTCGGTCCATTTGCTTTACTATTTGCGTTTCTCTTGTTTTATGTCCTTAGGACAAATGATATCAGGGAAAAGCGGTATATACAGCGAGAGGATGTATATCAGAGGACAATAAGCGACAATCAAGTTATCATTAAGGAGCTTACGGAAAAATTTTGCATCGTGGACGGTATAAAATCAGACGTAACGAGTATTAAGGAGAAATTGGAAAGGGTGTGATACGAATGAGCGAATTACTAAATGTATTAAAAACATGTCTCGGTTGGGGGTATGCATGGGGAGCTGATGGAAGAGTCTTGACAATGGAGTATCAGCAGCATTTAGAATCCACTTTTGGAAAAGAACATTATCACTTGCTAGACGGTACCGATGTTGGAAAGTGGAGAGGTAAAAATGTAATTGATTGCAGTGGCTTAATAATTTTTGGCTTGCAAAAACTCGGTAAGTTGCCCAAAAATGCGGATTATACAGCAGCAGGACTATACACACAACTTTGCAATCCTATCACCTTATCAAATCTCAAGCCTGGCGATTTAGTTTTCCGAAAAACTATAAGTGGAATTGTCCATGTCGGGATCTATTCAGGCGGTGGTAAAACCATCGAGGCAAAAGGTACAAAAGCTGGAGTTGTTGAAGGTTCTGTAAATGATTTTAATTTGTTCGGCCGGCTGAAATGCATTGCTGATGAAATGACCACTCAGGATGCAATTAATATCCTACACGGTAAGGGTATTATTGCTAGTCCGGAATACTGGGAACAAAATGCGGTACCTGGTGGAATAATCAAAGGGGAGTTTGCGGCTCAGTTGATTGTCAATTTTGCAAAGAAACTCAATGTAAACTAATTCTCCCTTTTAGACCACTTTTGTAAACCAAGGCGCCTTGAGGCGTTATTTTTATGCTCAAAAAGTGAGGAATAATCTCATGAAAAAAGTTATTAGAATAATAAAAAGAAAGTGGAAACATATAAAAATAAATACTTACAGACGAATCTTAATTTACAAATGTATTGATAGTATTTACTGTTCTAATTGTAGTAGTAGAAACACAAATATATGTAGAAAATATAAGAAAAGATTCAAATGGATAATGTAAAAGCAAATCATACATAAAAACGCATAGGCGTTATTTTTATACACAAAATTGAGAGGAGAGATTTTAATGTTTGAAAAAATAACAAATTTTTTATGGGAAAACAGGTTCGTAATTGCCGTAATTATAACGATCATAGTGCAGGCCATTTCAACTTGGAGGGAAACAAAATCCAAGCTGTACACAATGATGTTGGGCGCAAAAAGCAAAGCCAAAGACCAGATATTGAGCTCCGGTAAGGATCAAGAGGAGTGGGTCATAAAAATGGCCTTGCAGAAATTACCTTGGCTGGCCAGAACGATTGGCGAGGACTTGACTAGAAAAATAATACAATGGTTGTATCGCAAGGGTAAAGATTGGTTGGATGGTAAGATAAATAATTCTCGATAATTCCAAAAGTCTGGAAATATAAAGCCCTCGGTTAGCTCCGGGGGCTTTTACTATATGAGTTAAAATAGAACGACTACCTCGTGCATGTTCTCGGATTCTAATGAATATTCTTTCCACAAATTCAATAGTTCTTCATACTCCTTTTGGCTTATTGGAGTGTAAACCTGTGTATATGATTGTAATTGATAAAGATCACCTTTATTTATATATTTACAAAGAATATTATTAACTTTATAAACATACCCTTTGTAACCATATTCAATGTATTCTGCTATTTTTATTTTTTCTGGCTCTGGTATTTCTATGTAATTTGCATCCAGAGTCCATGAATGATTGTTAACACCGTCAATAGACGCAACATCATCTGGCAATTCAGTAATAGTTCCATTTTTGTGTTGATAATATCTCATAATAACCTTCCTCCTAATCAACTCTTTTATAATATTGATATAATCTATCAGCAACATTTGTTAGACTCTCTGTTATAAATCATCCCAACCATCAACGTGATCTTTTCCCAGATAGCCTCGTTCTTCATCTATGTACCTAGGAGTATGCCATAAACCATTTTTATCATTGTAGCCTTTTGCATACCCTTTTATAAAAATTCTTTTCACACCTCTTATACATAATATTCTAATATCTCTCATGCATACGGCAATCAGTAGTACAACTAAAACAATGTATCCCATTTCATTTATCCCCCCCTTATTACTTTATATGTTCCCATTGTATGTTTTTTTGCCCTTCATGCGTGTATATTATAAAGCCTGCTACTTCGTATCTAGTATCTTCTAATACTTCTTGCAAGGTTATGAACTTATCGCAGCTGTAACCTTCGCAATTTTCTTGTTCAAAATACAAACTTATTTCTTTATTTTCATCCTCTTTTACTAGATATTCATCTAGTAGAAATTTCTCTTCTTCTTCCCATACTTTTAAATCTTGTATTTGTACATACATATTCATTTCATTTCCCCCTTTTGATCGTCAGCTATATAATTATAGCCTGTGAGTCTTGTTAGACTCTCTTAATATTCTATTATTTAGTTTAACTGTAAAATCCAGTAATTACTTTCTGCTGGATTATATTTAATATATATTCGTTTTGATGTAGGGATTTTAGTTTCAACTGGCATATGTTTGTATATGCCATATTGACTTTTATTCCCTAGTATGTCATAATCCTTAACTTTTATGTAAGCTCCTAACCGTTTTAACCAAGGATGATACTTACATATATCATGTACATGCTTAATATTTGTCTGTAGCTTTATAATTTTCTTCATTTCATTATCCTCCCCCTGATTAACTCTTTATCCCATTCTATACTTTCATCTTCCTCGCAAATAACCTCTTTGCGAGATACCTGTCCTTCGCCTATTGCTTCAATGTACCCTTTTAGGGTACTTTCAAAAGTTTCGCCCATTTTGTATTTCCCCCTTTATATTCCGCTATTCTTTTTGGATTTTGAAACCTAAAGTAATATCCTTTATTTTCGTATTCATTTAATAATTCAAAAATACTCATAATAGATAATATCTATGTCTTCTCCGTCATTATCCATCACAATAGTTATTTTCTTGATTTTTCAATAAATTCCCTCATCCATTTCTGAATCAGCTTTCCTGGGTCAATCGCCTGCTCACTGCAAGCCTTTTTAAATTCGTCTTGCATATCTTTAGATACTCTATAGTTTAACTTCGGATTTGTGTTACTCTCGCTCATAGTACTCTCCTTTACTTTATTTTGCAGAAAGCGTCTGCACGCTGCACTATATCGCTAGTGCTATAATTTTTGTACACTTCCTGAATTTTCGAGTCATACATATTCTTGTCGAACGGCTGTTCCTTTTGCTTTAAAACTGCAATTTTGAACCGTCTGGAGAACTCTGCTGAAAAACCTATATATCGTATAGCTTTTATAATTCCGGTACCTGCGTCCACAAGAAATATCGTGCAGCCGAACCCGGATCCTTCAGCCAGATCCTCAAATTCAAACGGTTTTGATATGTGGACGCTATATGGCGCATCCATCCAGTGAAGTTCTTGAAATTTGAATAACATGAAAATCAGGTCTTCTTTTGTATACATTGCAATTTCAAGCTTACCTAACTTGACAGATTCAATTTCTTTGGCTCTCGGTGCATTAAAGAATATACACATATCCGCGCCTGATTGACTGAAGCAAAATTTGACTCCTTCCTGGTACCCCGTTACCCCTTCTTGTAATAATTGCCCTACTTCATACTTTTGCATTTTCATCAGCTCCATTCTTAACTATTTGGTATGTGCCGCCTTCGTTCGAAACTTTTTCTAGTAAAACGGATAACCGTTTTTTGTTTAAGTCCGTACCCACAAACCGGTGGTTGTTTTTATAAGCATGAAGTCCAACAAGACCTCTACCTATACACAAATCACCAATGCATTTGTACTCTTCGTTTGCGCAGACCCATTTTATGATATCCTCTTCGTCCATGCCATCAAGAGTCAACTTTTTTCTTTTTTCGCTGCCCCTGACAACATAGCATAAAGAAGCGCTTCTGTGGTAATACGTGCTATTGTAAAACGCAACATGCGTATATATTTTTTTCATTTCAATTAAGAATTCACCCAAGTATTCTTTTCCGACTTCGGTATAGCACGTGTGTGGTTTAATCTCGTGGATACACTCGAACAGCCTTTTATAAAACTTCTCGAAGTTATCTTGATAATCAGTCCTGCCGGCCTTGGTGTAAAACGAATTGAGGTTTCCTAGGTTCCAAGGAGAATCAACAAATATCATGTCAGCATTAACCATTATGGTTGGCAAAGCGTCAAAAATATTATATACCTTTATTATGCTTCCGTTATCAAATATGGCCGTTTCACCATCTTCGATCGGATGTCTTTTGTATGCATCACCATAGTTCCATTCAGACATTATCATCAACCTCCATCTCCCATGACTTTGAGTATGTTTGATTTTTGAACAGCTCAGCAATTCCTGTTATTTGTTTGAGCCTGAAGACCTCCTCTATTTCCATTCCTAGCCTTTTCGCTATTTCTTCATCGTATACGCCCTGATTTATTAAAGACTGAACCAGGTCCCCCATTAATTCTACTTGATGTACTCCGCGAGCCCTGTTAAATTGTACAGTCGCTGCCATCCTTTGCGCTGTATCTTGCTCTAGTACAATAATTGCTATTTCTTCAGCTCCTAAGAATGACCTGAAAATTTCGTCTCTATGGAACCCATCAACTATAATAAATTTCTCCATTTCGTAGTCCCAAATCGTAACAATAGGGAAGCAAAAGCCGTTGCTGATAATAGATTCTTCAAGAAGGTCCATGTTGTTTTTAGAAACATTGTTTGGGTTGTAGTTATTAGCAACAACCATTTCTACTGGTACTATAATAGTATCCATGCAAGGGATTTTAATTTCTCCCTTTTTACTCTTTATGGAGATACCTTTCTTTTTATTTTTGCATTCGCTGCACAAATAATAATCTTTAACACTTTCGTTTTTACATAATACACATTTCACAATAAATTCCTCCATTTCTCCTTTACCTTTTCGATAGGATCCGGTTGGTTAGTGACGGGCAAATTATTTTCATAGTCGTTAAGTAGTAGCTGCCTGCACTGCTGACGTGCTACATAATTATTATCAAGATGTTTCGAAAAACGTTTCACAAATATTTGCTTTTTTGTGGCATCAGGATAGGTTGCCAACAGAAAGTCACGATATTCTCTCCAACTATTATAATTTTTTGGAAGCTTTCTTGCCCGCATCATTACAGCATCCTTGCCATATAAATTACCTATGCTTATCCCCGATATCCTTTTCAGTAATCTATCATATGTTTTCGGCTCAAATTCCGGCAGTTCCACAAGAGCCTTAAATGATTTCTCATGGATAAGGCTCGACACTCTAATTTCCTGCATACCCATGCCCTTCTTGTACATATAGTCATATATTTTTGAGTACTTGATATTTTGATCGTATATATATTTCCATACATCATGAAAGTTCCAATCGTACAGCGGATAAAATGATGCACTTCCGTTTTTCAGTTTTGTACACCAGAACACATCCTTATATCCTGGATTTTTAGATACAGCCCGCCAACGGTTCATACTTTCTGTAGCTCTTAAACCAACCAAGAAAGCTGTATTAAATCTATTATTTTGGAAGTTATCAAGGACGTCATAAAAGCCAAATCCTTTATTTTTATCTCTAATAGTCTCCACTTCTTTTGCCCATGGCTTGTGCTGAATAGAATCTTGCCTTTTGCTCCGCATCCAAATTTTACTTTTTCCGGGCTCCCAACATTTAAGTTGCCCTTCCTTGTAACTTGTGGAATTAGTCAGATTAAACCCAATCTGAAACCACAATCTGATAGTATTTTCAGGATATATATTCATTAAATAATCTATTTGGTTAACAGTACTATCATATACAACCTCTTCATCGAGAAAGAATATGCCTATTTTCCTATTCCTTTTATGCGCCTCAGATATAGCTAAATGTGCCAGTACAGTACTATCTTTTCCGCCGCTCACAGACACTATTATATTTTTAAACTCATCAAATATATAAATCATCCGTTCCCTAGCGGCCGTCAATATATCTTTATTTACATAGACTTGCTTCAGCAAATTCCCTCACCCTTTCTACCCATTCAGTAAAATCATTTTTATAGAAGTTGTCTACCGGCAGACCAGTAGATAGAAACTTTATATTTCTGCTTCTGCTCGCTTTTAGGTAGTCATTAAAATCTAGCCGCCTATGTGGAAAATCTATTATAACACGCGGCACCATGTCAGCTTCTTTGTAAGTCACGACATTCGGCAGCTTAAACCTACTATTACGGGCGATGTAATAGCCGGTACTGCTAATGACTGTTTTCTTAAATCGCCCCGTCCAAATGTGCAAATTACGAGGGATTGTGTCTGGATCCTTATTCCCAAGCTCATCAAAAAGTTTTTCTTTTTGGGCCTCATATTTTGAAATATTATCTTCCGTTACCGGTATCGCTATTTCAGTCAGCAAAATAGGTTTATACTTGACCTCGGTATCTTCTTGTTTCAAGTATTCCCATTCAAACCCCTTGCCTCTGTACTTGCCTTTATTCTGAAAGTCAAGCAGTATCATAAAATCCTCTTTACTTTTAATGAACGGGAAGTACTCAAATACAATTTTATGTTCAGTCTGATTAAGGTAATGATGGGCGCAGTTATATATAAGCTCATTTCTATTCTGCGTTCTCATACACTCATCTATGACGACAAGACTGCTATCATCTATTTCCTCAAGCAGCCTGTAGAAGAACTTATACATCTCAATATCTGAATATTCTATGTATTCAGATTCTATATTGAGATTAAAAGTAGGCTTAAACTTCTTGAAATAAAATATATATGTCTTCTTGATTTTATGTGAGTCGATATAGGCTTGAATTTCGTTTTCCTTCTCAGTTTGGGTATACCCTATTCTTATCATGCTCCTATTTCCCCTCCATCTATCCATTTTCTTAATGCTGATACGTTTTTCATCCTTTCAATCTGATTTTTGAATCTTTCTACTAATCCCTCCTTCTTGTTCAAGCAGTCTAGAATTCTTTCGTCCAATGCGCCATCTGCACAAATATCAATTATGTGTACATTATTTATCTGTCCGATCCGGTGCGCTCTGTCCTCTGCCTGCGCCCTAGTGGCATAATTCCAATCGTTCATGGCACTCAGGACAGAGCTTTTCGAAGTGTCTGTCGGAAATCCATTGCCTGTTTTTGGTTGGGCCTATTATATTTGTGCGGCCATCGTGACCGCAGCTGTATGTTCCGTAATACCAAGCCATTGACGATTCCTCCCTTACCAAGTATGTGATCTAGTTGTTTTCTCACTTCCGTCAGGCATTGCATATATTGTTATGCTGTCGAGGTCACACTCTTCGTGTGGGTCGTTGCACTCATCCATGTAGTGACGTAGTACGACTGGTTTTCCGGTTTCTTTCGCTTCTGTAAATTTCGCTTGCCTAGCAGCTTCTTTTTCCTGTTTTTTGGCTTCAACTTTTTCTAGCGCCGGTCTTGCGAATTCAACTGCTTGCTGGTACGTAAATTCTTTTCCGAGAGCGTCAACAACTTCTTTATTAACATGAGTTCCCCAACCGTCAACATATTTTGCAAGTCCGAGCTCTTTCAGTAGACTTCCGGCTTCTCCTGTAGGATAATAACCAGATAAATATTCTCCGTCATGATAGGCAAGCTCGATTTTATCCTCGCCAGAAAGTAACCGTTGTTTTGCATCTGCCTTTTCTTGTAATTCTGCTTGTTTTTTGGTTTCTTTTTTGAGTTCTCTTCTGTCTAATTCTGCAAGTATTTCGGGCTTTGCAGCTTTGAGCTCGAGCAGTTGTTTTGCTGTTGGCTTGCCTTGAACCCGGATGCCCACAACACCATCTTTTGCGACTTTTTTGAGATTAAACTTGAATATCATTTCATTTACATTCATTTACCGCACCTCCAAATTAAGATTATAGCTAATTATACCATGGATGCCGTTGGGTGTCAATAGGCTTTTGAAATTATTTTTAGACGGGTTTACAATAATAGTACAAGTTTTCAAAAAGTGGAATGCGTATGGTATAAAAATTTCTGATTTGGTATTGATTTGGAAATAATAAGAAGATATAATTGCTATATCGAGCATGTGTTCTACTTTTAAATCAAGCAAACAGTAGGCGTTAATTGTCTCTTTTCACTAGATTTGTAGTCTAATAAAAACAGGGGGAACTTTTATGCTAAAGATTAATACTGAAAAGTTTGACGAGTTATTAGAAACTGAATTTAAAAAATCCAGTGAGTACACATCTGCTATTTTAGATTTAAGAGAAAAGTTAATAGATGATGAAGTATTAAATAAACTTATATTAAATGTAGGGGAAATAGCGTTTGAAATTGGATTCAAAAAAGGTCTGGATTTTATAGTTAATAGAGAGAAGAATAATTTGTTTTAGAGTATTGATTTACATACTTTTGATACTGTATAATAAACATTGCGTAAAACGTAAAGTGAATGGCTACAAAATAGGCTACATTTTCATGTAGCCTATGGTGCGAGAGAGGGGATTTGAACCCCTACACCCTTGCGAGCTCTAGAACCTGAATCTAGTGATTTATCCGACAGGTAAGCTTAGCAAATACCACATTTCCCGAAGCCTCTAATATCAATAAAACATAAAATTACAAATATCCGTCAGGTAATAATGTTTTGAACCGTAAAAACCGTGGCTACATAAATGGCTACATTGAAATTTAATGCAGTTGCAGGAAGTTGTCTATTTTATCGCTTGCTATTTTATCTGAGTCTTGGGTGGCATGTAAGTAAACTTCTTGATAAGTCGATAGTTGACTGTGCCCAGTTCTTCCTGCTCCGACCTTATCAGGTACATTGAGTTTCATCATGAGCGTAGCATTAAAATGTCTTAGTTTATGAAGCGTTAATCCCTGCATACCGTACTTTTCTGCCAACTTCTTAAAATGCTTACCGTATGCGTCAGGTTTATATTCACAGATATAGGTACCTGGATTTTTCAATGATGATTTGTATTTTTGCAGCGTATCGAGTATAAATTTAGGGGAATACATTGTCCTATGCCGTGCCTCTGCTTTAGGTTCTTTGCGTATATTTTTGTCAAAGTGTACGTGAGTTTCCTCTACAGTAACATTCTGGTTCTCCCAGTCGATGTCAGACCATTTCAATCCGCAAATTTCACCACGACATAAACTCAAACCTCCAGCTAATAAAATAGCTACTTCATCAAATGTTCCCTTCGATGTTTCCAATAAAGTAAAAAATTCTGCATCAGTTGGTATCCTAGGCTTAAATTTTACCTTTTTAGGGCACTTTACTGCGTCCAATGGATTAACTAGTACCATTCTGTTTTTTACGGCAAACTGGAACGCTGCATGTAAAAAAGAGTGTAATTTTATTATTGTATTAGAAGATAACTTATTTTCCCCGGTCATTTTTGCTTGATAGAACTTTTCTATCATAGCTGGCACTACATCTTTTAACTTTACGTATCCAAGTCCGCCTTTGTCTGGGCAAATGTGTTTTCGCTCATACATCAGGTGGAGCGCCTGAGTGGTTACGGCTATGTCTTTATGATGCTCATTGTATTCAGATATCAAAGATTTTATTGTCGAATTACCCGGATCCCTATATATATTATTTTCTAGTTGATATTCCAGCTCTCTTATTTTTGACTCCAAAATCCGCTTGGCTTTGGCGTCACTTTTTTCTCCTTCGACATAAAAGGGTTTTCTTTTCCTTTTACCATCAACTTTGGGAAGATCGACAACACCAACCCATACTCCATCGCTGGCCCTCTTATATATACTACTCATTCCTTACCCTCCATTTTAAGTAGATTTTTCGCAAGATCCATTAATACTTTTTTACTATCATCATTTAATAAAGTGAATATTCTTGCTATCTCAACGGATGTAAAATTTGTATCTTTTACGTCCGTATCTCCAACGATGTAGTCGAGAGAAACACCAAAAAAATTAGAAAACTTTTTTAATATTGATAGTTTGGGTTCGTCCCTACTTCCTTTTTCATATCTGCATACTGTTGGCAATGAAACTCCCGATATTTCGGATAAAGTTTCTTGCGTTAAACCTCGCTCTTTTCTAAGCTCTTTTAATCTTTTGGAAAATACATCATTCATTTAAACATACCTCAAATTGTAATATTTTTATATTTATTATAGCAATAAGCTTACCTATTGGCAATAAAAATATTCAAAAATGAAAAATATTTTTATAACCATATTGACAATAAAAAAACGTGGTGATAAAATAAATCCATTAGGTAAGTTTTTAAATCTAAATAGCAAGCGAGGTGATTTTATGAAAAAACAGTGGAGCAAAAATTACCCAGGATTTGCAAAAGCAATAAAAGACCGAGGTTTAAAAATATCTCACGTTGCCCAATCAGCAGGCCTAACCTACAGGCAGTTATACGGAAGACTCACAAATGAGATTGATTTTGAATTACCAATCATGAGAAAGTATTCTAAGGTTTTCGGAGAAAGTATGGATGTTTTGTTTAATGACAAAAATTTTTAACTAAAAACTTACCTGACGGATTAGCTTTGCAATCCAAAGCGGGTTAATTTAAATCTCCAAACGCTTGGAGATTTGAAAGGAGAGAAGGATGGAAAAGCTTGACGAAAGAATCGAGATTCAAAGCGAAATTAGCCAAAGTATATGTAAGCAATTATTAGCGGAATTAGCCTTTGAAAGAATATATCATTTAGACGGAGAGTCTAAAGAAACAGTAATAGAACTTGAGCAAAAATGGAAAGATTCGCTATGGAATGGTAAAGAAGATACCGAAGCCAAGAAATTGATCGGTGAAATTTGTGATAAGCACAGATCCGAAACAAGGCTACGGTATAGATTGCAAGGAACTCCAGAAGAAACGTTTAAAGCTTATTTGGAATCTTTTAAAAACTCTTGAAGCAATGCAACCGTGGTGCTTCGGCTGATTTTAACAGATGCCTCAATAGCATAGAGCATTGGAGAATATAACTTCATACAATCTTTTTCATCAACTTTGTATTTAGTTTTCATTGTTTCTATGAGCTCGCCAATCAACTCTTCGAAAGCTGGTCGGTACTCATTAACAAATTTTTCTTCTAGCTCATGAGCTCTACGTTCAATACTGTCCAAAAGATCACCTCCCTTCAAGAAGATTTTACCAAAAGGGAGAAGTAAATACAAGAAAGGGGGAAGAACAGTGAAAGAATTAGATATTTCAAAAGCAATATGCAAGATCTAATTAGTTGTAGATATACAAAAACACGAGAGGGCAGGGTGGTTAGATGAATTTTATATTAGATGTATTATCAAGAATTGCAAATATCGTCAAAAATCCTAGGTTTGATGCGTTTTTAGAGGAATTAGAAAGTGTGTCGGCATGAGTATAGAGCTTCTTTACTTAAAATGCTACTTATGGAGGCTTTGATAACTCAGGAGGAATTCAATAAGGCTATTGAGGTTTTAATTGAGTCCAAAGCGGGTTAATCTAAATCTCCAACGCGAGATTTGAAAGGAGGAAGCTAATGCAAAATTCAATCAAAATATGCAATTCAGAAATAACAGTCAAAGAATACCAAGGTAAAAGGGTTGTGACATTGAAAGACATTGACGCATGCCATCAGAGACCCGAAGGAACGGCTAAAAGAAATTTTGCTCACAACCGTAAACACCTTATAGAAGGCGAGGATTACTTAGTACGAAATTCGTCCGAAGCCAAAAACACCTTCGGAATAACAGCTCCAAACGGTTTGACCCTAATTACTGAATCTGGATACCTTATGTTAGTCAAGTCTTTCACGGATGATTTAGCATGGGAAGTACAAAGAAATCTAGTCAACAACTATTTCCGCAGGAAAGACGCCGAAATTGACCTAGCAGAAGTTTTCGGCAAAATCGACTTCGAACAGCTCAAGAAAGTATTTGAGATTGAAAACATCAAGAAAAAGCTATCAAAGTATGAATCACTTTTTGTTGATGTAGCAGGGTACAGGGACGCATATTCCGAGAGTAAAAGCTATCATCTTAAGAAGTACGAGGAAAACAAAGTAGAAGAAAGAAGGCTGAGTAAATCATTGAATGACCTAAAAGTTATGATTCACAGTCTTAGAAACAGTTTGAAACTATTGCAGTAAATCTCCAGACGCTTGGAGATTTGAAAGGAGGAGAATAGGTATGTGTGATCCGTTTGAAACTGGAACTCCAAAATATTCAACAGCAAACGATATTTATGAGGGCTTATGTGCATTAACGCACACAGAGGAAATGGGTATTCTTTCTCAAATGTTTCCGGATGTAAGCTACGAGGGACAAGAATATTACTACACAGATAAAGGTAGCGAACTAAAGGAAAAGTTCGAGGAAATGTATGAGTATGGCGAAAAAATGTGGCTCATGGACTTGGCTATGTGGCAAATTGACCAGTCTGAAATGCACGATTTTGTATATACAGCTCTAATAAACTCAGATCTTGCGAAGCGTATAAACTTTAAGAAGCTTTTCGTTGAGTATATGCTTAGCGGTGACAAGTCCGATTATGACGAGATAACCGAGGAATACCTCGGAGAGTTGGGCGAGCTAAATAGGTTTGATAATTGGGAAATGATAAAGGCGTGGAACCGGGTTATGGAAGCCAGAGGGAAAACATTATATGTAACTCCATATCCGACATTTTGTTATCACCTTCGGGAAAGGATGAGCGGTCTTAAACTTGATAAAGAGTGCCAACTCATTATTGAGTGTCGTTCACTTCTCACTAGCTACGATGATTTTATGATTGGACTAAAAATGAATCAGGCTTTATATGAAACGCAAGAAAAGTCATATCAACATAAAGTGGCAGCTTTACAGGAAGGCTTTGACCAGAAGCTTAAACTTTTGATGCTTGCTGCCGAACGGGCGGGACTTATTCCGGAATTTGTCGCAGAAATGAAGCAACTTAGCGGTGACGGGGTTAAATTAGTTTTGTCCGGTATGCATTGAAGAAAGGGGGAAGAGGAATGAAGATAGATAACTTAAATTTAAATTTAAAAGCAACTGTAAATACAGACAAACTAGATGAAACTTTACAGAAAACGAACCGGTTAAAAGGACCTGGTGTTGCAGTTGATATTTTAGGAGGAAGGAGGCGAAAAGTTTGAAGGAAATTATTATTGATAGTTTTGCCGGAGGCGGCGGAGTTTCAACAGGTATAGAAGATGCAGGTATTATTGTTGACA